GCCAGCCCTTGAGGATCGGAACCTTGCCTCGCAGCGGCGTCACATCATACCCAAGGTCGGATAATCTCCGGCCGTATTTCTCGTATCTTTTCATGGGTCAGTACCTCTTATGCGGTCGGGAGTTGTGGGAGACAACACTAGCGGAACGGCTATATTGACCCCCTCCCCCCATCGTAGGCGGGTACTAAGCACCCACGATTAAGCTAAAATTCATCATCGCCATTACCGTCTGAATAAGTCGCTTTCGGTGTTGTATATTTTGCCTTATCCACGGCTTCGGATGCTGCCGGTGCTGCGTCTTTCAGACAGTCCGGTTTGTCTGCCCATTTTTTGATTGAAAATGTCGGGTTTGAGGTGCTGCCCTTTTTGAACTTTATTTCCTCATGCCCGGTCATAACTACAATGGCAGTTTCTCCGCTGCCGCCGTCTGTTTTGACGGCACGCATTAAATTGACAAGGCCTTGCCACGCACCTGCTCCAGCCTGACTCCATAGGGCTGATTGATCCTTACTCAATGCAAGACGCACGCTAAATCCTTTCTTCCAACGCTCAGACCCACGATCTTCCGGCTGCGCCTTGTCGAACCGCGCAGGGGATTCATTCCAAAGCCACTCAGGGGCGACGCCGGGGCTACCATCTGAGTAGCACCAACCGCTGCGAAGTGAGCTTATATCGAAGGCTACACCTTTTTTCATTACGTCAGTTACATCAGTCCTATTTCCATCCTCATCGCGGATTGAAAACGACCGACTACCGATACTCCCATCTAACGTCTCCCTGGCGTGCCAGTTGAGGAACGGACCGACTGCCCCGTCTGTGCTTGCACTGCCGCCATCGTCAAATTCATAAGTCATCTTGTTTTCCTTGTTTTCGGGTTGTGTCCTTGTTGGACAATCTTAGCGTAACAGCTTGTGTAAGTAATACAAGCATTATTTATACTGGTTGCCCAGGCAATAAGTAGGCCTAAATCCCGTACAGTTCTTTCCTAATTTCTTCGTCGCCTCGCCAGTAGAAGCTATCGGGATTGACTGGGATAACGCTCCGCAGCATCTCTTTATCTCCCAAACGCAAGAACGCTTCTTGACGCGTCAGGTGCAGCTTAACTTCAGCCATCAACTCGTCTGGGTCACCATCTTCCAGCATTGCGCATTTCTTTGGCGTAACGTACAGAAATTTGACAACGGCGTTGCCACTGGCTTTGGAATAAAACGCGCGCTGTCGTTGATGCCCACGGCTCATCACGCTGGGCATACGGCCTGTCGTCTTGAGATCAACAATCAAGCCGTGGTCTGGAAATTTAAAATCCAGAAACCCAATGAAGTTTAGTCGCCAGCCGTCGCCGGACGCAATCATGCTGACTTTATGTTGGTCGCCATCTTCAGGGAAGTCAGGCTTGCCGTATGGCTCCAACGCCTCAACCGCCAGCCGCGTCATAGGCTCGATGTTGTTGCGCTCCTTGCCTGTTGTGCCGTCGTCAAATTCGTACTTGGAATCATAGTCTGACACCGCCTTTGCGATTGCGTCATCAATCTGCATCGACCCGGTTATGGTGTCGGAAACGGCTTGCTCAGTCAGGATGCCACGCCACATCGCTGGCGAGCCTGATCCCCGGTTTCCGAATAAGTAGCTGCTAACCCAGGCGTCAGGTGCTTCGATCCACTTGTTAATGTTGCTGATGCTGCCATGATCTATGAAGTGGTCGGTAAAGCCGCTCATGCCACTTCCCCCGCCAATGCCGCGTAGCCACATAAATCTATGACTGAATCCTCGTGTGATGTGTCGCTCTTGAGCCGCGCTATTTTTAAAAGGCACATCATTATTGCCACGTCTGCCGCCAATATTTCGACGTCGAGTTTATTGCCCAAAAATGACGTCCATAGCTCCGCAATTGACTCAAAGTTTTGTTTTGGCGATCCGTATTCGCTCTCCCTATTTGTCACAATTTCGGTTGCTGCTTTTAGAATCTCATGCCTATCCACTTTGGTTTTCTCCCCATTTTGCGATTAAGATTGCTTCGGCTCTACCGTCGTCTTTCTTCCTGGCAAATTCAGACGCTAAGTCTGGAAACAGGCGCGTCGCAGCGGCTCTGCTATCGTTCTTGTCCTTGCCAAGATTAAACGTCTTCTTCCACTTACTTGGCGATACAGGTGTAAACGGGATGTTAAGCGTCGATAGCACACCTTTAATTACGCCAACCCCTTGGCCAAAATTAAAACTGCTTTGACGGCCCATGTTGAACGAATTAACAGCCTCGATGTAAACGTGGTCTGGACGAAACTCGCGGAAGATTCCTGCGAGTGCCGCACCGTTCACTTCCTTGGCAAAGGCTGGCATATCGTAAACATAGGATTTGCCAACCGGATAAAGCAGCCCAATTGCTCCTTTTATCCCAACGTCTATCCCGGCGATCACTCTAGCAAATCCGCATATTCAATTTTAACGCCCATGCCTTGCGCCGCTTTAACAATGTTTGCGCAGTGTTTAAACGGTATGTGGCCTCTGCGAATCCAGTTGCAGACAGCTTGGGGCGTGACGTTTAAGCATCTCGCAGTTTTAGGCTTCCCGCCCAAAATATCTATAATTGCTTCCGGGTCAGTCATCGTCATGCTCCCAAAATTTTGTGCAGTCCAAGCCAATCTTCTTACCCGACTTATGGACTAAAGACATCTGCCACGACGGCACATACCCCTTGCCTCGCATCCAGCCTTGCACGGTTGAAATAGGTAGCTCCATGGCCCTGGCGGCTTTAGTAAGACCGCCAAATTCTTCGATGATTTTCTTTGCTTTTTCCATGAAAAAATAAGTAACAGATCGTGAAACATTATGCAAGATGGAAAAAAGAGTTGACGTTAATACGCAACTTGCGTTAGGATAAAATCTAACAAAGGGAGACTATAATGATTTACACAATATTAATCGAGAAGGGCGGGGACATCATAGCCGTCCAAGAAACCTTTGAATCTCTGGACGACGCTATTGGCGACGTGGTCGACTATGACTACACGCCACACGCTATCATGGAGTTGGGCAGCGACGCTTACGCCCAGACCTACATAGGTGACGTCTTGGAGTGCTGCATCTCGCAATATTTAGAAGACCAACAACTGGAGTTTAGGGTATGAATATAATGAAAGAGTTTAAACAGTTTCTTAGGGAGTCAACACCATGGTCCGGCATTACGGAATACCGAAGGACAATCGGTCTGGAAACAGATTGGAAAGACTTCGTGGAAGCGGAGGACAAGCCTCGTCTCAGCGAGCAGACAAAATCGAACCTGCTCAAGGTTCACATCCAAAACACGGCTACAAAGTGATGGAGGCGCTAGGTTGGTTCGCCTTTATGCTGATGATGACATCAGTTTATGTGGTGTTTGCCTGATGCGCGTACTTGATCTATTTTCTGGTATTGGAGGATTTAGCCTTGGACTCGAACGAGCCGGACCTTTTCGGACAGTTGCCTTCTGCGAGCGAGAGCCGTTCCCCCAGGCAGTCCTCAAAAAACACTGGCCCGAAGTCCCGATCTACGACGATGTCAGAACCATCCCAACAGATGAGCTTGGAAGAATTGACCTCATCTGTGGCGGGTTCCCCTGCCAGCCGTGGTCCGTTGCCGGGCAGCAGCGAGGCGCAGAAGATGACCGTGATCTCTGGCCGGTCATGGCTTCCCTTATTGAAAAGCTACGGCCTCAATGGGTCATTGGCGAAAATGTGCGAGGTTTTGTTAACGAACCACTGGGCCTCAAACGCAGCCTTTCTGACCTGGAAAGCATCGGGTACCAAGCCGTCCCATTTATTATTCCAGCTTGCGCCGTCGGTGCGGGGCATCGACGTGATCGATGCTGGATTTTGGCCCACACCAACGACACGGGACCGCAACGAAACCTTAGAACAGGTGCAGGAACGAAAGGAAAGGTTTCAGAGGGGAGAGAGCAATTTCAACCCCGGTCTGGCACTATGTGTGGCCGTGAAGATGTGGCCGACACCGGACGCCACGCCACGCGGACCCGCGAAGAAATGGACGGGGACACGGCCAAGCGGAGCCAAGGAATCTTTAACGCTACAAACAGCAGTGAAGATGTGGCCGACACCAGCAGCGCGGGATTTCAAGGGAATGAGTGGCGCGGGACGGCAGGAGCGCAAAGGTCACCCGAAAGACACGCTGCCAAATGCAATCGGTGGCTCCCTGAACCCGACGTGGGTCGAGTGGCTTATGGGGTTCCCAGAAGGGTGGACAGACTTAAAGCCCTCGGAAATGCCATCGTCCCGCAAATCGCGGAAGAAATAGGCCACGCTATTGTGGCCGCAACGAAAGGAGAAGATTATGGGCGTATTTAAAAAAATGATGGAAGCTGATATGGACGAATATTTTAAAGATGAGACTATGATTGAGGCGTCGATTCAGTCTCAAATTGAGGCCCAGGACGAGACTGCTGAAGAAGAGCGTCTGATTGAGAAATCAATTGCAGCCCAGGAACGGGAGCATAAAAATGTTTAAGTTCATCAAAAGTCTGTTTCCAGACCCAGAACCGGAGAGCCAATACATTCCTGTCCCAAAGTGGTGTCATCCGGGCAAATTCGGCAAAGATATTTATTGTCCCGTATGTAAACAAACCGAGCATGTTTACAATTTTAAGTGGGCAAAGATGACCTGTAACGGATGTGAAATAACGACAACTAAATATGAGTGGTTGTTGAGGAGGCGCTGAAGTAGTGAGGGTAATTTAATGGAAATCGGAAAAACAAATCTATACCGCCATTTTGACGACGATAACGTGTTGCTCTACGTCGGCATTTCCCTCAACGCAATAAAACGAACCTCGGAGCATATACACTGTTCGCCGTGGGCGAGGGATATAAAAAGAATAGAGATTGATGAGTTTGAAACTAGGAAGGCGGCCATGATTGCAGAGACAGATGCAATTCAGGCAGAAAAGCCTTTGCACAATAAACTTAAAACAAAACCTCCCAAAAAGAAGAGGGTCATTACCCATATTGAGAGGTCGAAAACAAGATTGACGCACATGGTGACAACCATAAAACCGTTTTATGATTTGTCTGATTTATCTGCTTTTGGGTTGACCCGTTCCCGCGCTGAAAAACTGATTTCGGACGATTTATTGGGGTCAGTCAAACTTGATGCTCCCAGACGCAAGGCGGGCTATCGCGTTGCGGTTAGTGGATGGCAATTGCTCGAATATATTGAGGATTTGCACAATGAGTGACAGGTTAAGTGATTTACGCCAGTCGTTGCAGGACATCGTAGACGTGGCTGATATGTCGGAAGGTAGTGCATGGTACGCCGACGTTGCCAG